TAAAGATGTACAAAGAGCACATGAAGAAGTACTTGGAGAATTAAAAAGATTAAGTGGGACAAGAATGTGGGCACCAGCTAGAATATTCGAATTGTATTGGATGAGTGATGATACACTTGAAGAAGTAGCAAAGAAAATAGGAATAAGTAAATCAACAGTTTATTTATCAGTAAGGAAAATAAGAAGATACTTAAAAGAAGTTATACAAAAACCAGATGAGAAAACTACAAACGGAAACTAGACAATGCTTGGAATGCAGAGAAGAATACCAATGGAATCAAAGAAACATATATTGTCTTTGCCCCAACTGCAGAAAAAGACATTACAGAAAATCACAAAAGTTAAGTGAAGGGGAATATAAAAAACCTTATCCACTAAACGAAAACGAAAAGCGGGTAAGATACCGAAGAATACAAAAGGAATTAGATGCTGCAGAAACCCGAGAACAAAGGAGAGAGATATACGGAAGAGAGTTAGAGTTTATGATGGAAAGTGGTATATGGTTATGGTGTACGGATTTAAGATTTTCAAATCAAATAATAGATAGAGGAAGTGGTAAGAGAGGAAGAAAACCGTTAGATAGAACGGCATATCCAAATACAAAAGATTGGTATGAATGATATGAACTTACATTACGGATTGGTACACTTCACTTTTCCATGGCGTTGGATAAGAGATAAACAAATCGTATTGCAAGGAGATAAGTATAGAGGTACAAAATCGAACCATATGGTTTTTAATATAGTTAAATACAATTGAATACAATGCCATTCGTAAAAGGTGATAGTAGAATAAATAAAGCTGGAAGACCTGTTGGAGCAGTTAATAGAAGTACAGAGCAAATGAAGCTAACACTTGCACGTGCTGTGAATAATACGCTGGACACTCTGTCAAATGATTTAGCAGAAATAAAAAAGAAAGACCCGGAGAAAGCAATTGAACTGGCTCTAAAACTAATGGAGTATACACTTCCTAAATTGAGCAGAACTGAAATGAAAGCAGAAATAGAACAGAAGATACAACAAATATCAGTTCAAATAACACAATCAAAAGATGCCATCAAAGATTGATATACAAACAACAATAACATACGGGCACATAGAGAATGCTAAAAGCAGGGTTACACAACATATTGGAGGTACTGCGTGGTATCAAATCGGACATCCTCTTTATTGATGAAGCATCCGAGATAGATGAAGAAAGTTATTTTCAGTTAAGCATTAGAACTACAGGCAGAATAATACTTGCATATAACCCAACTGTATCGCCATACCATTGGTTAAGGCAAATGAATGATTGCGAAAGATACATTACAACTTATAAGGATAATACATTCTTACCAAAGGAAATGGTGGCAGCAATTGAAGAATTAGAAACAAAGAATCCAAAGTATTGGTTGATATATGGTAAGGGAGAGTTTGCTCCTAATGATTTTCGTTGGATTTGGAATAGACTTTGGATTTAGTCAAGACCCTACAGCATTGGTAGCAGTGTATAAGAGTGGCAACAGAATATATTTAGAAGAATTAATTTATGAGAAGGGAATGGTTACAAAGGATATAGTAGACCGTTTGCATAAATTGGATATAACAAAGAGTGAAGAGATATGGGCAGATTCTGCTGAACCACGTCTCATTGAGGAAATATATCGTAGTGGGTTTAATATAAAGCCAGTAGTAAAAGGAAAAGATAGTATTAAGTTTGGAATAGGTGTAATGCAAAACCATGACATCTTTATACATTCCAAATCACAAAATCTAATAAACGAAATGTATTCTTATCAATATGCGCAGGACAAATACGGATATGTAACGGATGTACCCGAAGGAGGATTAGACCACTTAATAGATGCTGCCCGTTATTGTTGTATGATGAAGTTATCACAGCAAGCACAGAATAAAGGTAAGTATGCAATCACAATAGGAAATATAAAATACTGATATGCAGACATGGAATGAAAATGAGATTAAAGAACTTATATTATACGCAAAAGAATTGCAAGAACAGAATGAAACACTTCGTGCACAAATGATTGCAATGAATGCTAAATTGGAAAACGAAGAAAGAAAAAATACTAGATTAACAAATATGCTTAAAACACTTATGTATGGAAATAACGCTTAAAATACCTACTGATTATTCTTCAGTAACTTTAAAGAAATGGTTAGCACTGATGGATGATATTAAAAACTATGAAGGAGATGAGGAAGCAATTACTACACTAACTCTACATCACTTATGCGATTTAGACCCACAATGGATAAAGGGTTTGAGTTTAGAGGATATGAATATGTTAAGAGGGGAATTAAGCAGTTTCATATCAAATACAGAATTACCATTTCAAAGATTCATAACGATTGACGGTGTAGAATATGGATTTGAACCTAACCTATCACAAATGCCATATGGTGCTTACCTTGATATTACACAATGGGACACGATTACAATAGATACGAATTGGGCAAAGATAATGTCCATACTATATAGACCTGTAACAAAGAAGAAGGGTGAATTATATCAAATACAGGGCTATGATGGTAAGATGCATCCAGATAAATTTCTAAATGTAGGAATGGATGTACACTTTGGAGCACTTTTTTTTTTCACCAATTTATCAATGGACTTGCTGAACGCTACCCTGAACTCTTTGAAGGTAGAGGAATTAGCTCCGAACATCAAGTCAATTTTGGCAAGAAGTGGAAAGGATATGCATCGCTTGTCCAATTGGCAGCCGGAGATATTACAAAGTTTGAAACTATTACAGCCCAACCGCTAGAGAAATGTTTACTCTTACTTGCATACATTGGAGATAAGAATGAGTTGGAAACCCTTTTACATAAGGAAGCAATGAAGAAGATGAGAGTATAACTATATTTCGGTTTCTCATTGTTTTTATTGTATAAAAGAATTACCGAATGGGAAAATGGTCAAATAGCAGAAACGGAAACCTTCGTTATTCTGTAAACCGAGAAAATAATTCAGGCTATTATATAGGACCTACCAAAGGTCTTTCATCGCCGAAGAATAGCAGAAGAGGATGTCTTTGTTTAGATAGAGATACTTATGATGTTGCGTGTTGTCAGGGGTTTTTACAAAATCAGGGTATTGGACAGATTGAATCAGCAACAAGAACTAAAGGTGGTGCATTCTCTAATGGTTTCTCTGACGGATTCGACATTATATTAGGATAAAAATAAATCAAAGATATGGCTCAATTATCTAAAAGCGCATTAACTTCGGAAAATAATAATAGTTTTCCTAATAATAATACAGGCTACATTACACCTGAATTATTAAGAAACTTTAATCAGGATATGATTGACTCAACTGTCAATCAAACCCAATATTCAGCAGACTCTGCTTCATTCGATTCTAGAATAAATGCATTAGACCCAACAGGCTCTGCGGCATCTATATTAGCATTAAACCAATTTACAGCATCACAAGAAACAAAGAATACAACACTTGGGGCTGTAACAGCATCACTTCAACAACAATTAACAAACATTGGTTCTCAAAGTGGTAGTTGGATTACAGAGAGTGAGAGTGGTAGTTTCCTAATTACAGCATCTTTTGATAATGGTACTAGAAACTTAACATTCACAAAAGGTGATGCTACTACATTTGCTGTAAATATCCCTGATGTTTCGGGCAGTACAGGTAATTTTGTGAGTACGGCTTCATTCAATTCATATACTGCTTCTACGGATTCATCTATATCACAATTGAATGCAAGTTCAGCATCTCAACAGATTAGTATCAATGCATTAAATGCGGCAACCGCATCTTATGTGACTGAAGCGGAAAGTGGCAGTTTCCTAATTACAGCATCCGTATCTCTTAATACAATTACATTCAGTAAGGGTGATGGAAGTACATTTAATCTGACTGTTGATACAGGCTCAGGTGGCGGTGGAGGAAGTGTACCTGCAGGAACAATATCAGGTAGTGCACAAATAACCGGATTAGGATTTGTTTCATCATCTGTTACCGCATCTTCATTGGTAACTGCATCAGCATCAGGCAATACAATTACATTTACTAAAGGTGATGCATCTACATTTAATGTGACTGTTAGTGGTGGTAGTGGAGTAACATTTGAAAAACCATCTATTGAAACTATTTCAGGTAGTGTATTATCCTATTCAAAAACAGCAATACTGCCGGTTCAACAATAGTGAGTGGCAGTTTTAACTTATTTACAAATCCTGCAGCACCAGCAGCAGGTAGATTAAATTATTTAGAGAATAGTAACATATTCTTAAACGATTCAGGATTCTTACCGACTGTTACAGCATCTGTTTTGAATGGGGGAGGATTTTATCCTAGAATGAGAAACAATATGTGGTTAGGAACAGGTCCTTGGACAATCAATGGAAATACACAGGCATCAAGTTCAGTACAGGCGGGTTCGTATAACAATAACTTATTTTTAGGTTCTACTGGAACTACAATTAATACATTAGGAAATACAGGTGGCATTGCTTTCTCACATAATATATTGGCTTCAGCAGCAGCAACTATTAACGCACCTTCTCGTTCACTTGCAGAAATTGCAGCAGGAGCAAGTGGTAGTTCAGTTGTTAATTTCCTCAATAACCTTGCATTAGGTGGTACTATAACTTATAATGGACCTGTATCAGCATCCGCTGCACAATCACATGGGATATCAGGAAATAGTGTTCAGGGTACCCTAACACTAAACTTACAATCGGGTAGTAGAGCACATAGTATAACTAATAATATATTGAATGGAACTCTTACTGTAAATGATAATACACAAATAGAGCATCTGCATCATTCAATTTAACCGCAAATAATTTAGGTGGTTTTACAATTTCAAATGATTACGATTCATCAACTAATGGAACGACCGGTAGAAATTTTGTAATGCAAGGAAACGTAATTATAGGATTTATTGCAAATAATATTTACTTCTCTGGCAGTGCAGCAGGAACAGGAACAACAAACGATAGAGGTAGAGGATTTTATGGAAACTTAATAGGAGGTAGCCGTATATCTGCATCTGTAATAGGTGATGGAAATAGACACTTCCTTGCATCAGCAGTTTGGGGACAAGGATTAAGTGTATATGGAACAGGTCTATACGATGCATCAAACGCTACATTAGCAGGTGGACAAAACGGAGGCTCTGCTTTCTTCGGTAGATGGAATGCAGAAGATGGAAATAGAGCCGGAACTGCACAGACAGTATTTGCAGTAGGTACAGGTAATTCAGGAAGTGCAGGTATTACAAGAAAGACTGGATTCTTAATTGATTCTAGCTCTAACGCATTCTTTGAAGGAAATCATTTTATATCAGGCAATACAAACATAACAGATAATTTAATTGTGACTGGTAGTTTAACTGCAAGTTTACAAACAGGATATATGTATGTTGGTAATGCCGGTGGATTAACTCAAGCAATTCCTACATCATCACTTGCAGTTGAAAACTCATTAACAGCAAGTATAGCAAGAAACTTAATCGTAATTGCAAGAAATGGTGGAGCATCTACCTTACCAGCAGGAACGGTAGTTCACATAACATCAGCAGTAGGTGATAATCCAATATTCACAACTGCATCTTATGATACTGAAGCCCTTTCATCTAATACATTCGG